ATTTTCTTCTAATGGCTCTGTTTTTATAAGTTCAAATTCGCTCATTTTATTCTATAAATAAATTTTTTGCCTTTTTCTTTATCGTATAAAATAAACTCTGTCCCTTTAGGTAAATTTGCTTTCTTTGCTTCTTCTAAAGAATAAAATATAGGTTTTTCTTTTTCTTTCTCCCAAAATGCTAATCCAGTAATAGAAACTTCATATTCTTTGTTAGATGGCTGAGGAGTAAAACTGCTTATATCATCTTTTAATTTGGTATTTATTAAATCCATTACAACTGCTTGCGGATCTCCACCTACATTTATTCTTGATAAATATCTTTCTAATAAGTCTGTCTTTAATTTATTTACCTGTTCTTTTAATGCTTTTTTTCTTTCTTCTTCAGGAAAAGGAATTAAAAATTTAAATAATTCTCTTAACCATAATTTTTTACTTGCCTGTTTTTCTATGCTTTCGTTAGAAATCTGCTGATTAAATAAGGTTAAAATTTGTGCCTGTTTCTCTGTAATTTCGCCTTTATCCAAAGCCTCCTTAATATGCTGATTTATTTCATCGGGAGTTGCGTCATTAAATATATTTTTCGCTATTTTAAACAATTCTATGCTTCCTTCTTTTTCTATTTGCTCTATTTTCTTTTCTCTATTTATAATCCTATTAAGTTGCTCTTTAAATTTTTGTCTATCCTCTGGCGTTAAATCTAATCCTAAAAGCAATTCACTATCCTTTTTATCTAATTCTTCTAACATCCTTTCTGCCCCATATTTCTCTACCCTTGCAAAAAAATCATTTACTTTAAAATCCTCTAAAATCTGTCTATATTTTGATAAAGCATTCTCATCAGTTCTAAATCCTCTAAAAACATCTTCTTTAAGACGATTTAAAATATCATTTTTAATCATTGCCTTTTCTTCTTCGGTTGCATTAGGATAGCGTTGTATTTGTGCCTTAAAATATTCCTCATCTGCAATTTCTTTCTTAAAAGCCTGTTGTTGCCATAAATGAGATTGAATTTTTGTCTGTAATGTTGAAACAAAAGAAGTAAAATCCCGCTCAAAATTAAGTTGTTCCTCTGGTGATGTGATTTTTGATAATAATTCTGATTTTTTCTTATTTATTTCCTGTGTTATTTTATTTGGCACATTATCTATATCTGGGTCATTTATTGCTCTCTGATATAAGTCATTTCCCCAGTTGATTAAATTAACTTCTGCCTCTCTGCGTTGTCTTAAATCCTGAAGTTCTTGAAGTTTATTAGCAAATTTTTCTAAAACTTCTCCGCTTGCCTCTAAAATTCTACCCGTTGAACCAGCAAATTTAGGATTAATCTCTACTGCTGGTATCTCGGTAGATAATTTTTCTTCTCTTTCGTAAGTCGGTATTTGTGCCATATCTTACTCTCCGTAAGGCGACCAGGTAGGAAATGATCTTCCTTGATTTATATTCGGTAAACTTTGATAACCCGTAAATTGTCCACCTTTTCCACCTTCAATTGTGGAAGAAGTTTGGGGGTTTTTAGGAAATCTCATTCCTATTTCTGCTCCCGCAGTTAAAAGTGTAGTTCCTACTTTAAATAATCCTTGCTGTCTATAAACTTTGCCATAATATCTATACATCTGGGCTTGATTTTCTTGTTGCCACATTCCTACTTGGGTATTGTAATCATTAACCGCTTGATCCCATAAGGCATTTTCCGCAGACCTCATCATAACTTCAAATGGGCTTCCTGCATAAGAAACCCCTGCTTTTGCATACATCACCCTTTGTCTTGCCTCTATTGCCTCTTTCTGTGCTTCTATCTGTCTTTTTCTTTCTTCACCTTTTCGTCTTATAACTTCCGCCTGCATCTCTGCAAGTCGGGCATTATATTCCATCGCTTTCTGTTGGGCTTTGGCTTCTTGTATTGCTCCAACAGATTGCATAACTGCAGAAGTGGCTAATAAAACTGCGGGTAAATAACTCATCTATTCCTCCGCTATTTCTACTTTTGAAATTACTGCCAAAACATTTAAGGGAAGGGGGTCTTCCTGCGTAATATAAACTTGCGCTCTTTTATCATAACCCACAGGAAAAGTTATTCTTTTATCTGCTGTCACTAAAAGAGGCGGAAAATCCATCGGCATACTGCTATCCCTAAAATAAACTATATCCCGCCTTCCTGTCTTATATTCCCCCTCTAAAAACTCAATTAAATCTTTTATTTCATATTCATCCTCAAAAGTTATCTCATCTAAAGTTCCTGGTCTTCCAATTTTACAATTTAAACTTCTATAAAGCCTGACTGTAACCTCGTAAACTCTTTTAATTGACGCCTGCGTTGTGCCAAAAGGAAAGTTTACTTCAATAGGCAAAGTAAAGATTGCGGTTGTATAAGGAAGCCCGACTTGGACAACAGAATAATTATCATTAAGAGTAATACTTCCATTTGAAACTACTCTTTTAGGATGAACTGCTCCATCTGCCAAAATTGCCACTTCTTTTCCTTCTAAATGGTCTAATCCCGATAATTCATCAACAGGCGTTCCATCATAAGTTAAACCACAATCTACATAAAAACAATCTTCCTGTGCATCTGGCATATTAAAAGGCATAAAGTATTCTACATATTGACAAGTTGAGCCATTGATTTCTCTTTCAACAATAACCCAGATTTGGTCTTCTTCTCCATTAGGGATAGTAACAACAGATTTAAATTCTCCGTCGGTAATAATCTTATACCAAGCCCCAACCGCTTGGTCTAATTGTAAAGTTATAGCCACAATATAACCATCATTCCTAACAAGCCATAAAATATTTTCTGGACTTTCCTGATAATCCCAATCCCATATCCCACTTTCGGTAATATGTTCGGATAATAAAGTTAAATCCTGTGAGCGATAACTATCAGAGGTAAAATCATAGAAAAATTGCCTGATAGTGCGATTATTTTTTTGAATGTAAAAAAGATAATTTCCTATTTGCTTCGGTGGTAAAACTGATGAGCCATAACTACTTTGCCTTTTTACTCTTATACTTGTAGGCGTAATTCCTAAATTGCTATCTCCTTCCACAGTAAAAGTTCCATCACTTGTTCCAATACTTAATAAACGGGAAGCGATAATCCAGTTAATAGCATTTACCTGATTATCCGCAATTGTATAACAAACTGCATCATCATCTTTATCTCCCAACTCCATATTATAAAAATCATTTGTTTTAGAACCCCAAATTGTCTGGGGTTGGTCATAGGTAGAAGCCCAATAAAGTCTTTCTTCAAAAAAGGTTACGCAGGCAGGATAACCCCGATAATCACTCCACGCTCCTTCATACCAATATTTTGTAGCAACCGGAGATGACTCTAATTTTGCTCCATAAAGGATCTCTCCTGTAGCAGTAGTGCCATTTGTAATTCCTGTAATTTTTACATAAATATCCTGCGGAGACCATTTACCAGCATCTAAATCCCTTTCAAAATCGCTTCCTGAAGTATGGGCAGAAATACAATGATAAATTTCTTCTTCATAGGTAATATAATCGCCCACAACATAAGATTTATTTGTTTGCCACGCAGGAGCATTAACGGATTTAGCAGAGCAGATTTTCCAGATAGAACCAATATGGTCTGTATTGAAAATAGATGTAGAGGCAGTTAAGGTTATAGAATTTCCTGTCCCTGCAGTTGGAGTTATAGTTGTATCCGATGTATTCATATCCATTAAAGCAGGTCTTGCGTTATCATCAGAATAATCTATAACTTCTAAAGCCCAAGAAGTGTGAGAGTATCTCAATAATTTTCTCGGAGCATAATTTCTATGGGCAATAAATAAAGTATCTGCAGATTGCACAAAACTTAAATCAAAAATATCTGCTTCATCATAAGGGGTAGAGATTTCCACAGGACTTCCACCAACTTCAATCCTTCCCCCATCTTTATAAAATCGCATATATTGATGTCCAACCTCAATAATATATGCCTGCTCGGTTGAGTATTTAAAAGATATAAGTCTTGTTTTTTTGTCAGAATATTTTGTTGATGATACAAAATAAGTTCCTGGTCTCCTAAACGCTCCTCCCGTTGCCTTCACAAAAACATTTTCTAAAATCTCTACTCCATTATAATATTTGCTAAAATCCACTCTTCCTAACATTAAGGGCGATATTTCACCAGAAGTAAAATTAGTCTGTAAAAAATTTATTCTTGCCATATTAAAGTCTTCCTTCTATGAGATAATCATCCCCAATAATTTTTGTATCCGAACTTTCTTGGGCATCAACCGCCATCGCAATCCTTAACTGCTCGTTATATAAATTAGTTAAAGTGCTTAAAAGATTTCCATTATTAGTAATTGAATAAGCAACTAAAGAAGCAAGATGTATAGCAAAAAGTTTGGCAAAAGTAGGTGAATAAGTTGTAGGGTCATCATTAGAGAAAATATATTTAAGATAAACCTCGCTTTCATTAGTCAATAAAACTTCGCCTTCAATTCTAAAGTTTTCTTCTTCTAAAACATCGTCTTCACTCTCGCCTGTATAAACGGTAACCTTTCTTAAATAATCAGTTGGTAAAGCATATTGATAAGTATATCCGTGTGCGGGTGCTTCGGCTAATTGTGCAAGTTTTGCCCGCTTTAAAGCAAAATTCCAAGGATGTAAAGATAAAACTTCATCCCTTGCAATATCATAAACCGCCTTTATCTCTCTTGCATTTTTACTATCATCATCAAGAGAAATAATCCTATCCGCCCCTAATAAAGTTAAAGCCATATTAGCAATAGAGACCTTACTTAATGCCATTTTTGCCTCCGTCAATTAATGCTTTAAATCTTCTACTTGCCTGATTTAATTGAATTACAGGTTCGCCTGCACTTCTCATAATGTCAAAAATCTGGCAATAATTATCAGGCAAAATATAAATTTTAAATTCTGGATGTTCATTTAAAACCCGCTCTAATGAAATATCATCATAGTGAATAGAAAAATCTAAATCTTTCTCTTCCCATAAATCCAAAATTTTAAAAGTTATTTCTTTATAAGGACAATAAATAACAGAACTAATATAAGTGTTTAGACTATGTGCCAAATATTTATTTTTGAAATCTACTTTACCAATCCCTAAATCATATTTCTGCTCAATCTTATAAAAAATTTCAGGATATTTTTTAATCACGCAATCACTATCTAAATAAACAATTGATTGTTTAAAAGTATTTAAGGCGGACTTAATGATTTTAATTTTTTGATGAGTATTAGCCCGCCAAGAACCAAGATTTTCTACAGGGTAAAAATAATATGGCAAATTAAAACTTTTTAATGAAGCCTCTAAAATTTTAATTTCTTCTTCATACGGAGTATTTATAGTAAAAAAACTTATGTATTTAACCATATTTGATCTGGTTCACCTAATAATCGTTTAGTAAATCCAGAAAAAGATTTAACTTTATTTCCAAAAGTCCCTTTATTAAATTCATTTTCCCAACTTAAAATGACTGCTTTATCAAATCCGCTTTCACATAAACGATAATCATAAAATCTACCTTGTTTATCTAAAGGCATACCGCAAAGAATAATTTTTGTATAACCTAATTCCAAAGCAACTTTCGTTGCAAAAAGCCCACTTGTCCCTGCCCCAACTTCAATTTTATCCCACACCATATCCACGCCTTCATCCCAGTGATTACAATGCGTTATTGTCCGTTGGGCATACATATTCTTAAATCCCTTAAAGAATTCTGAATGTAAAGAAGCCCAATGTTTTACAAAAATCTGATTTGTCCTGATGAGCCACTCTAACCCAAAGAAACTAAAATTTACGCACATTAAATCAGCATCAGGCATTAAATCCTTTGCTAAATCAAATTCAAACCATAAATCTTTACCACTTCCAAGAATAATTAGTTTCATAGTTAAAAAAAGGGGCAGGTTGCCCTGCCCCAATTTTTTGCCTTATTCCTGCGACCAAAGAACTACCAATTTGATAGTTCCTGTTGCAGCAGCACCGCCAGTAGTTATGATTATCTGTCCAGTGGACGAGGTAATCTCATAACCTATAGCATCAATTATAATGTTATCTCTTGTTCCAGCGGATGCCGCAGAAGCCGCAGTAAAGTATCTGTCATCATCAGAAACATCCCCGACTTTAAGGGTTACTCCACTGCCAAGAGCATCATGGGAAAGAACCATCCCTATAACTTTTGCTCCCGCAGGCAATGGAGGACACATATAAATTGCCGAACCCGCAGCTAAAGAAGATGCTTCATAAGTATCAACAGATACTCTTAACCTACCTCCCCCCAAACCGGGATTGATAATGTTGGAAGGAGAAGGACTTAAGGCTTTAGTGGCATTATCACCATAAACTGCCATATTAACCTCCTCTTATTGATTTAATTTTTATTAACTTTCAACGCAAGCAATTTCCACTACTTTTTCCTCTTCCATTCTGGTAGCGCCACAAGATAGAGATGCATATATCTGCCAAGCATAATGCTTTTGCGGTATCTGATCTATCTTGGCTACCATATCTCCTGCTTGAGCCAAAAGTGCGCCACTCTTTGCAAAAGCATATACTAATCTATTGTTTGAACTATCCTTTGGAAGTCTTTCACTACGGATGAACTTGAAACCCAGGAAAGTATCAATCTGCCCAGCCACAAGTGCTTTTACGGTATTATAATCAGCAGAGGTTATCTGAGTTGTATTTAATAGATTAGTAATTTGCTTTGCAGAGCAGACAATAAATCTTGGCTCTTCAGGGTCAACATCTGCGCTATCAAGGATTTCTTTAGCAGAAAGAAGTTTTGCTAAAGTCAATCCTGCAGATGAAGCAGCAATTTTCTGAGTTGATGGAAGAGCAACCGCAGTTGTTCCTTCTTTCCCGGTATATGCAGTTCCGCCCAATGCAGAGATGATTAAATCATCAATTTTTCTTCCTAATGCCCACTGGAAGGACTGCATAATAGTAGAGGTCGGGTCAAGAAGCATCTTTAGTTTATCTTCCTTGTCAATCAAATCAGCAACATAGATATCAACAGGAATAACTTTTCTCCGATTGAAGTTGTCAGTAATGTATTCAACATCGGCGTTGCGAGATACTTTTGTCTTTGCCGATACTGAACCATACTGGTCATAGAATTTGGCTTCACCCTGTAAATCGTTCTCAAAAAGGACTGCATCCCTTAAACGAGAACCTTTTTGCTGAACGAGGGTATATAGGGTTGTGCCAAATTGCTTAACAAATGCAGTAGAAATATCAGCCATTTTTAACCCTCCATTAAACTAACTATTTGCTTCAGATTATCCTCATAATAGAGGGTCTTACGCAGTTTATTTATTTTGAGACCCATTACTGGGTTGCCTCATATTCCTAAACTCCAACAAAAAGCGGGATTAACTCTTGTCGCTTTTTGCCTTTGTTTAGGATGATTTCTTTTTACGTAATTTTCTTAAAGTTAAGGCTAATCTTGCCCTTCTTCCAATCAAACCGCCTTTCTTGGCTAATCTCCGAAGTAAACTTACAGGAATTTTTTTATCTTCAGGAATGCCAAGTTGACGGTGCAATGCTCCTTTCTCTATATCTGCCTTTTGTATCCATTTTTCTGCCATTTTTACTTACCTCCCATAGCCATCTGATGTAATTCAAACATTCTTTTTACAGCCAATTCGTGTTCTGGGTGGCTTTTGTCATAATAAGGATGATTTTTATCACCCAAAATTTTTCTAATTTCTGCTTCCGCTTCTTCTGGAGTTAAAGTAAATGTAGATTTACCTTTAATCAGATTTCCTTCTGACATTGCCTCACCTATTTTGGCAAACATTCTAATAAACGCAGGGTCATTTCCTATCCCACTATCAAGCAATTGTTTAACCTCCTCATCCCCAAATTGCTGTAAAACTTTTTTCGCAAGATTAAGTTTTGTTTCATAAGCAGAACCCCATTCTTGACGGAGTTTAGTTTCTGCTTCTTCCATCTCTTCTTGATAAAGATTATTTAAATCTGTTATTCCTCTTGCTTCTACATCTGCCCACCATTCAAGCAAGGATTTCACCTGATTATTGTTTAACCCAATTTTATGTGCAGTTTGTTTAAACTCTTTTAGCAAATTCTCATCAATTCCCGGATGGTCTTCAGGAAGTTTTAACTCTGGCAATTCGTATTTATCTGGACTTTCAGGTCTTCCTAAAGCATTC